GGTAACAGCACTGCTTATACTGCTGGTTCCACTGTGTATAAGCTATCCAATATCGCACTACAATTGGAGGTAATGGATTTAGATATGGGCACCTATTCCGCACTGCTTAACCAGGCAGGTGGAGTATTGAAACAGCATTGCGTTGGAGTCAACAATTTTCAGGCCACTATCGCATCCTCTACCTCTGCCAACTCTATTCTCATTCCTGCGCGTTATTCGTCTGTCAAGGCACTAATCAATACCTTCCGTTTGTCCGCGAATTTGGCAACACCCGATGTTGAGAACGTGCCTGGCGACCGTGTGTTCCCACAAATTTCCAGCTACTTCTACACGGTAGATGGTATGAACGTGCCATCGGTGCCTATCCGTGTAGCCACTTCCGCTTCTTTTATCTACCCTGGCGAAGTGATGAGCGAGGTTTTAAAGGTATTCTCTGCGTCCAATATGAATGCTTTTGATGTTGTGTTCAACGCTACCCAATTCGTGGAGGCGACTGGAACTGCCGGAACTGGTTCGTTCTTTTTGGCTACCAACTTCGAGGCTGATGCCGCTGCTGGTCAGGCACTCATTAGTGGTAAAGACTTAAATAGTTCTAACGTGTATCTAAACCTTACCCAGTACGCTGCTTCCGTAGCGTGCGTGGTTGACACATTCGCTTTGTATGATATAGTGATGTCCTATAATATGGCGGACGGTAGCGTTTCTATGTCCAAGTAAGAAACCATTAAGGTAAAACAATAAAAATATGTGTATAGTATAAATGATGCAAGACATTGATACGATACTGGAAAGGATTCGTTTGAATTCTGCTGCACATTCAAACAACCATAAGAAGCGGTATATTACATTGAAGACCCGTTTAAAGTGGTATCGGTTACCCGTCATCATTTTATCCGCACTAAATAGTATATTCAGCATTGGGTTGCAGCCGTTTATGAAACAGGAAATCATTAGCGTGTTAAACTCATTGATTGCACTGATATGTGGCATCATAGGTAGCATCGAGTTGTATTTGCAACTGAACCGACAGATGGAACAGACGTTATCATCGTCCAAGGACTTTTACGAATTAGCCACGGATATATTCAAATGGTTAGCATTAAAACCCGAACACCGGCCGATTGATGCAAAGACATTCATAGATGATTCATACAATCGGTATATTAAACTCACGCAGTCAAGTATATTACTGAAAAAGAGAATGGACGACCAACTCACGAGCTACAAGTTAATAGAGTTGGAACCATTAGAGTTAGCACCGTTGGGCGAAACAACACCATCATCATCGTCACTAACAAGTGATGAAAGCGTATAATATTTTCTGTTACTAATATAACAAGAGATGAAAATAGAAGAGATAGAACAGAGTGATTTAGTAATCAAACCATCAAAACAATCCATAGACAACGTATTAGACGTGCCGCCACCATTTCCAAACAAGTGTAGTGTAATATTCGTATCGGGCGGTATGGGCACAGGCAAGTCCACGTTTATTGCAAACCTATTCAAAGCCACGGGCAAGAACCGCATCTACCGTAAAGTGTTTGACACAGTGATGTATAGCACGCCCAAAGAGGTATTTGATAGTGAAGAAGACCACGCATTCAAGAACCATTCAAAGGTTTATCACGATTTATCGCAGGATACATTTAACACTATAATAGAGCAGGCCATAAAGACGAAGGACGACGAAGGTAACAGTTGTTTAGTAATCGACGATTTTAGTGAGCAATTAAAGAACAAGCAAACGGAGTATAATCTACGCAAGTTAATCAATAAGCATCGTCACATGAAACTGAACATTATTATATCGGCGTTGAATCAAAAGGCATTGGCAAAGTCGTTACGTTCACTAATAGATGTAGTAATACTGTTTAAACCAAAAAGCATGGTAGAGACAGAGAATTTTAGCCAAGAGGTATTTGGTTTAACAAAAGAAGAAACGAAGGCATTGTTTAAATTCGTATTTGATGCACCGTACAGCTTTTTAATGTATAATTCCCGAACTCACACGTTCTACAAGAATTTTAACCAATTATTATTCACAGATGAATAAATTAATTTCCTGGTATATATTATAATGGTATTGAAAGACAAAAAGAAGAAGAAGAAGCCGAGACCGAGAAGACTGGGCACAAGACCGTTCGTTCCTGTATTTAAGACCGGTATGAACCGTGACATTCCATTGGGTGGTGCAGGTGGAAGCCAAAACCTAATCGCAAATTTACTGGCATCACGTCAAGCCCAACCATCAGCACAGGTTATTCAAACGCCCGACCAATTCAAATTGGCACAGGACATTAGAGATATCAAGAATGAACAGGTAGGTATTGCAGAAGAGGCCGCGATAATAAAAAAGGCACGCAGCGACAAAGGCACAACAGGACAGCGGAAAGTGTATAATACGGCAGCGAGGCGTAACGGACTCACGAAAGAACAGGCAGAGGCAGCAGCAACAGAAATGCTAAAAACTACAAGCAATTTAAATAGACAGCACGGTGCAGAAAAAATGCCCGAAGAAGTGGCAGCCGCAGCAGCAGCAGCAGGTGAAATGGCACACACAGATGCAGGAAACGTCGTGCCGCCCGAGATGAAAAAATCAAAGTTGAGAATAGTGCCCGATTCATTCGGTGGAGAGAAAAGAGGTGCTACTGGAACACGTGCAGAATAAATAAGATAATCATTTAGAGATAAAACGGCTATATAATTATCTAATACAAGTATATAGAATGGATACGAAGTTTATGGACGGATTGAAGCAAACGCTAACTACCGAGAAGCTATCGCAGAAAACGATAGAGATGTATTTGATTAAGTTACGTATACTTAATGACAACCGGCCGTTCGATAGTTTAGCATTTCTCAAACAAAAGGCAACCATCAAAACAAAGCTGGAAGGAATCGCAAACGACAATACCCGCAAGAGTTATGTAGCGAGTATCGTGGCAATTTTGAACAGACAAAAAGGTAAGGCGTACGAGGCACTCAACAATTATTACCGTGTTCTCTTTGCCAAGGAACGTAGCATATTTGCAGAGAAGCCTACCAATGAAAAGAGCGAAACACAGAAGGAGAACTGGTTATCGTGGGACGAAGTCAAAGCGGTGTTTGATAAACTCAAAGTCAAAGCCGAAGATGCAGCCAAGAAGCCGCGATTGTCAAATGCCGACCGTAAGGTTATCGAGAATTATATGATACTGGCACTGTATGTGTTGCAGCCACCACGCCGTAACGACTGGTATTACACAGTCATCGGTAAAGGTGATGACGATAAAAAGAACTACGTAGATATCAGCGAAGGTAAGTATTATTTCAACAACTTCAAGACAGCGAAGTCTGCTGGTAAAGAGGTGATTGATGTGCCCGATGAAATGATGCCGGTGCTTAAATGGTATATCAAGAACATGAACCTGAACGAAGGTGACTACCTATTGTTTCCTGACGATGATGTGAGAACAAACAGTAACCGTATGACCAAGTCTTTGAACAGCATACTGGGTAAGAAGGTAGGTGCATCAATGTTACGTCACATATATTTATCTAACAAGTATGGTAAGGTATTGAACGAACAAGAAGAAGATGCAAACTTCATGGCACATTCGGTGGGAACCGCGAAGACATACATAAAAGATGATTAGGATAATATGAATTCATAGGATAATATGAATTGATAACTGGAAAAAGCATTTGAAAAACTACAATTATCATTATATATTATGATATAGACCTCAAAATTTAAATTTTGTCGTGAAATGGAGCATATTTGATTGAAATAAGTCATTTTATGTATCGTTTTTCTATATTTCAAATGCTTTTATCCTGTGTATGTGGGACATTCTGTGTGTGGGATACCGTTGTTCTCTACCTTCATCAACCATATCTGCCATTCCAAGTCTGTTATCTCACGTTGCCGCTGCTTAATACGTGCCATTATTTTCAGGCAGCCACGGTGTGCAGTTGTGAATATAACTTCGTTCAACCCATTAACCATAATGTATCTACGTGTGTGGTTGAATAGACCACCGCATATTGTGCAGCGAGTTTCATCGCTGTTGTTGAATATTGTTATCTTATCTTCGTCTGGTTTAGGTAAGCACATTTATCCTATACATTATACTACGATAATAATATTACCATAATAAATAATACGATAGGTAGGCCGGCGTATATGCGGCCGCATCAGCCCACTTTGCGTTACGTTGCCTAAACCTCTTACGACGGTCTTCGTCTTTTGTTTTGGTAAAGTCTGCCATACCGGCCGCACCAAAATGAATCATCTTACCGTCAGGACGTTCAACCATATATTTACTGGCTTTGCGGGTAGATGGTAATACCTTACCCACTTTGTATTTATCTGCCATACGCTGCACTACCTTAATGTTCGAATAATCTGCTAAACTCATATACAATACATACACATTATTTCATCAAGTGTTCAGCATCTACAACCGATGCTTTTGAGCCAGGTGTGACAGCGGAGTAGATACGTGCCATTGCCCACTGCTCTTTTGATTTAACATTAGGACGCACCGCTGCAAAATTGGTTTTGTAGGCACCGATGCCCAAATTGTAAATCATCTGCAAATGCTTCTTCTGGTAACCCGTTATTTTCGCTACCTCTGCCAACGAATGTGATGCATCTTTTTCAAAGCCATACTTTTTGTTAAACTTCTGTTTATATGTGAGAACCATTATATACAATACATACACATTATTTCCGTGTAAAGTTACTGATAGAATGTGCACGTAATGTATCAAGCACCTTCTTCACGCCATAACCCACAGCCCGGCCGACAAATGTCTTCTTCAATAAAGGTGTAGCTAACTTCAACACGTGGTCAGCTATACTGGGCTTCTTCTTACTCTCATACATCTTCTGCTTACCTATCAGGTTCTTCTCAACATGTTCGCTAATCGCATCACCTTTTACACGATGGTGCGTGCTTTTCTGCATGAGTTCGTCCTTCACTTCTGCCGAAACACTGGGTGCCTTTTGTAGTGCACTACTACCCGAATTAAATGTGTGGTGTTCTTTGACATTCTCACGCACATACTTATTGGTAGCCATAGCGTGACTACTGGTACTACCTCCAAGTGAATGACCCACAAGGTAAATATCGTGGGCTGGTTCTTCTTTCTTCAACTTCTTCATTATTTGTTCTGTCTGCTTCGAACGGCGGTTGTGCATTCTATCGGCCTCTTTGTTGCCTAATGCAATATTCAAATCAGCACGCACGTCCTTCCGTGCAGTATTTGGGTTAGCCAAGTCAGTGCCTTTGTGGGCTATAATGTAGTGAGGCTTTTCTTTGTGCTTAAATGTAGAAATCTCTGGGTTACTGTATGCATCTAATTTAGTATAAGACATCGGTGGGAAATCGCCGTATGATGCTTCGGCGGCCGTGGCTAAATCGCTGGTGCTGGGTGGCGTATTGTTGGTATCGTCCATATTAATATCTACATATATAATAAATGGATTACACTCAAACAAATGTATTATCGATGACCGGAGGTAGTGACTTCGCCACTATTGCAGACCTGGCGAACTATGTGGATTTAACGACAGCACAGACCATAACAAGCGGTATTAAAACGTTTACTGCATTACCACAATCGTCTGCTGTTCCATCAACTGGTAGCGAATTGGTTAATAAGACGTACGTAGATGGTGCATTCGTAACATTGGGAACTACTCAAACCATAACTGGTGCAAAAACATTTAATGCCGATGTTCGGCTACCCACTGGTGTCAGTTTGATTTTGGGTGCCACGGCAACTGGTGGGAAAATTTTACATACCGCACCACACAACTACTACGATAATCAAGCTGGAAACCACTACTTTTTTATTGCTGGATTACCGAATATGTATATCGATACAGATGGCGTGAATATTGAAAACGGCAAGTTTTTATATTTTAATGGTAAGCGTTGTTCTTTGATAGACAATGGAACGCAACTGGTTTATGATGTGCCGACGGGTAATTCACATTCTTTTAGAACAGCGAATACGCAACGAATGACGATAAGTGCTGACGCAAATGGGACGCTTTTAACTTTTCCCGCTGGAACGATTATGCGAGAATACACAAGTTTTAACTGGTTTCTATATCAATTACCCGCAGGACACACATTGAAATATCAAGTGGGTGGAACAGATATATTGGAGGTAAGCAGTGCTGGTGCGATTGTATATGAAGCGTTAAGTATGCGTAATGGTAAGACATTAACATGGAACGAAGGTTTTACCAACATAGCATATTTAAGAAAAGACACAACTACATCAACTTTTGATTATGAGGTCGCAACTGGTTATACGCATAAGTTCATGGTTAATGGTGTATCAAAATTACTTTTAGATGCGACTGATGCGACATTTAGCGGAAACATAAGTATGCCTACGAATAATTGTGCCGTAGCAATGGGAACAACAAATCAATTTATACTACAACACGACAACACTGGTTTAGCGGGACAATACAGAATACCGAGTGGGTGGGTTCATAATTTTCAAGTAGGCGGTGTAGGCATAGCACAGATTAGAAGCGAAGGATTTTACTCATTTCAAAATAACACAGCATTAGCACTGGGAGCATCAAGCCAAATAGAAATTAAACACGACACGGCAACATCTCAAATTCAATATAAATCTGTTGGAACATACTCACATAATTTCTTAATAAATAGTGTATCAGCAGTAATTATAGATGCATCAGGTGTAATTATACAATCCACAGCGGTAGGTGCAGGTGTTCCTGATAAAATTCTGTATTTGAGCCAAAACAAAGCGAACTACATTGGTTCATCAACTACGGATATGAGATATAATTGTGCTACGGGTGGCTCACACAATTTCTATCAAAATACATCTACTTATTTGGGATTTTGGAACTCAACATCTTTGACCTTATCGCCGAATAACATATCACTACAATTAGGAACAACCGCAGTCGCACAAATTAAACACGACACGGCTACATCTCAATTGCAATATAGAACATTGAGTTCTTATTTCCACGATTTCTATATTAATGGGACGCAACATTTTGAAATGAATAC